TTTTAATTATAAATGAATTTCTCGCCTGATTAAGGCTACCTCGTTAGAAATCACCCCATCTGCGTCCTCCCTGTCCGGGTAATCCTGGTGATCCCCCTGGCAAAAACCAGGTGAGGTCCAGGTTACCCCGCCAATTCCCCCTTGCATTGACAGAACATGTGTGCTATTTTCAGGCCGAAGTTTGGATTGGCCTGGAGTTTGGTTTATCGAAATGGAGGTGTATGCATGTCGGCAGAATCGTTATCTCTGATCGCCGGGACGGTCCTATCACTGGCTTTCTCATACCTGCCTGGCATAAGCGAGTGGTACGCTTCGCTGGAGGCGACACACAAGCGGCTGGTGATGCTGGGGTTGCTGGTGCTGGCCACAGGTGCCGTGTTCGGACTAGCCTGCGCCGGGTGGGGAGCCGAGTTGGGCCTAGACCTGGCCTGCGATTATCACGGGCTGTTGGGCTTGGTCCAGCAGCTGGTGCTGGCCATCATCGCCAATCAGGGCGTGTACGCCCTCTCGCCCCGCTTTTCGAAGGCCGGGGCGGAGCCGTCCGAGTACCGCCCGAGAATCCCGTAAAAAAAGCCGTTGACAACGCATAACCACTGGAAGGCACGCACATGATCGTTCCAAAAGACGCTGAGTTTCCACTTGTCGAAGTACGTGAACCCGGCGCCGAAGCCGGCGAGCCAGGCGCATCGCCATCCGACCTGTCCACAGAGCAGCTTCCCCAGCGAAGATCTCAGCAGCACAAAGACTACCAGCGCTTCGACCTGGATGACGAAATCGCCATGTTGCGGGCGGTCACCCGGCGGGTTTTCGACCTGTCTGGGCAGGTTGATGACCTTCAAGAGGCGGTGAAGACCCTGGGAGCTTTGGGGATGGCTGCCACCCGCCTGGCGCGCCTCCTCGAAGCCAGGAAAAACCTCGGCCAGGGAGACGAGACCATGGAAATGCTGTCAGAAGTGCTGAGCGATTTGCTCAAGGAATGGGGGCGGGAATGAACCCGGGAACTCGAGAGCCTGCCAGGAAAACTACCTCCCCGCGGACGTGGCCCACCAGCCCACAGGTGGTCTGCCCGGTCGAGAAACACGCCAACGCGGTGCTCCGCGCCGGTAGGGAGTCGCTCCGGGCGATGCGACGCCTGCGGCGCAGCCTGCTGAACTGCATGGCCTGCCCGGTTTACGACCAATGTGAATTCCTGGAGCAGTTCAACCAGCAGGTGGACGCCGTGATCAGCGAACTCGCCGAAACCTGGGGCTGGGGTGAGCGCTGAGCGCAGATCATGAGCCGGGCAACTACAGGCAGGTTTGGATGAATGCCATGCAATATGGATTGGCTCAGGATTGCTCTCAACGATATCGCCTTGTTCTGTTGTGGCGTTTCCGGGCGGAAATTGAGACCTTATCAGGTGGAAGTCGCCAGAGCGATCGCCGATTCGGCTCTCTACGGACGAGGTCACACCTTCGTGGTGATGTTCCCGCGGCAGTCCGGAAAGAACGAGCTCCAGGCTCAGATCGAAACCTATCTGCTCGTTTGCCTGTCAACGTCGAGGAACGAATGCGAGATGGTCAAGGCCTCGCCAACCTGGAAGCCGCAGACGATCAACGCCATGCGCCGGTTGGAGCGCGTGTTGAACCGAAATATGCTCACGCATGGGCGTTGGTCTAAGGAATCCGGCTATGTCTATCGCTTCGGATCTGCTCGCATCACTTTTTTATCCGGCAGTGAGACCGCGAATGTCGTTGGCGCGACGGCTTCGGTGCTCCTGGAATGCGACGAAGCCCAGGACATCACCACAGCCAAGTGGGACAAGGATTTTGCGCCTATGGCGGCGAGCACTAACGCGACGCGCGTATTCTGGGGCACGGCCTGGACTTCGAAGACACTGCTGGCCAGAGAAAAGCGCGTGGCGGAGGAAGCGCAGCGCAAAGATGGAAAAAGGCGGGTCTTCGTGATCAACGGCGACCAGGTTGCGAGAGAAGTGCCCGCTTACGGAGCGTTTCTGGTCGATCAGGTGGCCAAGTTGGGGAGAAATCACCCGCTGGTGCGGACTCAGTTCTTCTCGGAGGAGATCGACGCCGAGGCTGGAATGTTCCCAACCGAGCGACTGAAACTGATCCAGGGCAGTCACCTGCAGGCGGCGTTGCCTGAAGGTGGTAAATATTACGCTCTCTTGATTGATGTGGCCGGCGTGGATGAAAACGTGGCCTCCGGGATCGAAGAGCTGGCCAACGCTGGTAGGGATAATACCGTGGCCACGATCGTAGAAGTAGACCTGTCTACCCTGCCAGCGGATCAAAAAGGTGCACCAAATTACAAAGTCATGGCCAGGTACGTTTGGACAGGGTCAAGGCACACGGTTCTATATTCCATCCTGAAAAGCCTGGCGGATCAATGGCGGGTATCTTATGTGGTGGTCGACGCTACGGGTGTAGGGGCTGGCCTGGCAAGTTTCCTTGACAAAGCGCTGCCTGGAAAAGTGATCCCGTTCACCTTCACCCAAAAGAGCAAGTCCGATCTCGGCTGGCGTTTCCTGGGCGTGATCGAAACTGGACGCTATCAAGAGTCGCTGGACGGTGGAAAACTGTTCTACAACGAGGCGAAATACTGCCAGTCATCGGTCCAGGAAGGTCCAGGTAAGATTTTGCGCTGGGGAGTCCCGGATGGAACAAGGCATGAGTTAACCGGAGACCTTGTTCACGACGACGTGATCCTGTCCTCGGCGCTGTGTGCGATCCTGGACGATCAGGAATGGGCTATGACCGGGGCTCCACTGGTGGTGCACCGCACAGACCCGCTGCTGGAGATGGATCGAGAAGGATTTTAGCAAGTAAGGAGGATTGTATGGCTGCTATCTCAGGTCAAAAAACGGTTGATGCGGCTGGTACAGAAGTTGCGCTTGGTACGCAATCGATCAACGGTCCAGTAATGATCAAGGCACTGCCCACCAACACCGGGAATGTTTACATTGGAAACGCCGGTGATGGGACCGTAGGCAGCTCTTCTGGGCTGGTGTTAGGTCCAGGCGACGCTTGTATCTTCGAATGGGTGGCGCACTTATCGGCGATCATGGTCGACTCAGCGGTCAACGGTGAGGGTGTTAGCTGGATTCAATTGAGCGTTTGAGGCGTAGAAGACCACGATGCCAAAGCTAATCCTGAGCGCCGTTCCTATCCTGCGACAAACCTACATCTCGAAGATCCTGGGTATGAACCCTCTGGCCTTCTGGCCGATGAACGAAGCCTCCGGGACAACCTGCAAGGATATCAGCGGGTCGGGTTACAACGGGACTTATGCGAACGTCACGCTGGCTCAGCCTGGGATCGGCGACGGGGCGACCACTGCCAGTTTCAACGGGATAAACAGCTCTGCCAATGTGTTTTCAGCCGGCCTGGCTGGAGCGATCAACGATCAGGAATACACCATCATGATGTGGGCTAAAGTTTCGGGCGCGGGGGTCTGGACCGATGGCGCACAAAGACGAATGTGCTTCTTCGGTTTCGGCGCTGACCCATCCAACGATCACTTTTACCTGCGGAAAAACACCACCAATAACCAGGTGCGTTTGGGCCGGGCGGGCACTGCTTTACCCCACAAATCGATCGACCACACAATCTCTACCACCAGCTGGTTTCACATCGGGATGACCTGCAGTAAAGCGAACGATCGGTTGAAGCTCTTCATCAACGGGACTCAATCCGGAGCAACCGCGGATACCCTGCAAGAGATCTTGAACACTCTAACGGTGGCGCTCCTGGGCTGCTACTCTGGCGCTTTTTACTGGTCGGGTCTACTGGGGCGGGTTGCGCTGTTCGACCGGGAATTAAGCAGCGCCGAGATGTCCAGGGCTGGGAGGGTATAGGTGCAAGATATGTGTCAACTACGATCAAGAAGATTGTCGCTCGGCGGTGATAGGTGCTTTCGTGATGATCGCGTTCCTGAGTTTCCTGTTCGGCCTGGGGCTGGGTTTCTTGATCGATTGGGTATCGGCGTTGGGGATAATGGGATGTCCATCAACGACCCTTTGGTGATTCGCTATATCGAGCGTCACCAATTTTGGTTCATGACGCAAGGCAAGGAAACCTTCTTCGATGAACAGAGGCGGTTAATCGTATTTCCGAGCAAGGAAGCTGCTGCTGAATGGTGCATGAAGACCTTTCCAGGCAAGGAGATCGCATACTTTGAGCATCTTTGATTCCCTCGCTGCTCGCTTCTTCTCGAAAGCAGTCAACGACCAGGTCAATGAGCGCGTTGACCTGGCGGTACGTGTACTAGATGACAAAAACGATCGGGCATGGATGCGGGGCTTTGGAAAGCCTGGCGACACCTATCCTCGAGATCGGCATGGATACGAACGGGACGAAGTCCTCGCCGATGCCCTGGAAGCCTGGCGAGTCAACCCGCTGGCCAGGCGTATTGTCGGGCTGATGACGCAATATGTGGTGGGTGGTGGAATCACGATCGAATCGTCACATAAAGGCACGAATAAGTTTTTATCCAACTGGTGGAACGACCGGCTCAATCGCTTACCTATACGCATTTATGAATGGTGTGACGAACTGACCCGATCGGGTGAATTGTTTATTGTCATCTCAACTGACGCGGCGGGAATGTCTTATCTGCGTGCGATCCCTGCAGCTGACATACAGGATATCGAGGTAGCAGAGAATGACCTGGACCAGGAATTGTTCGTCGTCGAGAAACCATCATTCGCCTCGGGGAGCTCGGGCGAACCTAAAGGTTCGCTTGGCCTAGAAGGTCGCCGGTGGCGGGTTTACGATCCAAACACCGATTCACCTCCCTTCGAGCCGGTGATCATGCACTACCCCATTAATCGACCGGTGGGAGCGAAGTTTGGAGAATCTGACCTGGCGCCACAACTGCGCTGGCTGACCAGGTACGCTTCCTGGTTGGAAGACCGCGCCAGGTTGAACAGGTTTCGAAACGTCTTTCTCTTCTGGGTCAAGGCCAAGTTTCAGAACCAGGCGGAACGTCTCGAGCGGCAAGCGGATCTGAACCGACAACCTCCCTCGCCAGGTTCGATCCTGGTGACCGACGAATCGGAAGAATGGGCGGTGCTGTCACCGAAGCTAGAGAGTCACGAAGCGGCAGAAGATGGCCTGGCACTAAAAAAGATGGTTGCCGTTGGCTCCGGCAACCCCATGCACTTCCTGGCTGAACCCGAAGGGGCGACCAGGACTACCGCCGAGTCTGCAGGCGGTCCTTCTTTTCGAAATTTTCAGCAAAGGCAAGTCTATTTCCTGTGGATGATCGGTGATCTGGCGCGGATCTGCGTTCACAGGCGCAAATTCACAGATCGAACGGTCAACCCGGAAGCGGAGATCAAGGTCACAGGAACGGATATTTCATCTCGCGACAATTCGGCTCTCGCGGCTGCCTCTTCAACGGTTATAGGCGCTTTTTCTGCGCTGCGGGACAGACAACTAATCGACGATGCCGAATTGCTGCGGGTGGCCTATCGCTTCGCTGGGGAACCGGCTGACGTGGAGGAGCTGCTCAGGCGCGGAGAACGGGCCGGGCCATCGAAGGCGCCAAATGTTGGCGCGCCAAATGATGGTCGCGTTGAAG